GTTTTGGTGTGCGGCCGCATCGTCTTAAAAACGTCGAACTGGTCGTTGATGTCGTAGCTGCGCAGCGTTGCCCGCTTCGTTCGCAGCCCGTGCAGAAACGCGAGCGTGCTGCACCCGGTCCGCACGCCAAATTCCGTCACCTGCTGGCATTGCGCCGCGAGTAACGAGAGCAAAGGCAAATGCTCGTTAATGTCGCTCGGCATCCGCGTTGCGTGTTCCAGTGCCGTCGTTAGTTGATCGTTTGTGTTGGATTTCATGGTTTGAATTTTGAGGGAAGTTGCTCCACAAGGTCGGCAAGTTTCTTTTCAACGGCTTCGAGTGCGGTTGTGCTTGCTCGGACCTTGCGTTGTATCCCTGTCCGCATCCTGAGCCAAGCGATGATCTGAGCTTCGATTTCTTCTTTGGTTTTGTTCATAGGATTAAATTTGCGGCGCCACGATCTCGCGGCCGTTGATCCAAAACTGCTCTTCGATGCGCCCGTCAGCGAAGACGAGCCGCACCGCCGGTCCGTCGAGCCGGTGAATCTTGCCGTGATGATACCACACCCACGAGCCGTCTGGGTTCGTGACTGCCGGACCGTTTTCCGCGTGCAGCCGATTTTGTTCGTCGTAAAGCCTCATAGTTTTTTGTGAAATGAAAAGCTGGGTTTGAAGAACTCGACCACCTTGGCGATGCCGCCCGCGCCGTTGCGGTTCTTCGCTTGGTCAATGACGACCTGCACCGTCGGTGCGTCAGGAACTGCCATCACGTCGGGGTCGGGATAGAGCAGCCACACCCGATCTGCGTCCTGCTCGATGGCGCCTGACTCGCGCAAGCCTGAGAGCTTCGGCCGGCTGCCGTCCTTCTCCGCGTCCCGGTTAAGCTGCGAGAGCAGAATCACGGCCACGTTGAAGTTCAGAGCCATGAGCTTTATCCGGCGCGACATGAGAGCCACCTGTTGCTCGCGTGGTGCTCGCGGATCCTCGGCGTGGAGTAGTTGCAGGTAGTCGATGACGACCACGTGCGGCAGAGCGTCCGCAGCCTTGAGCATCGCCACGCGGTCTTCGATGTCCGAGACCGACTTGACCTGCCGAACCTCGAAGATGTGCAGCCGCTTCTCGTCCGCTTTCATCTTTTGCGCTGAGGCAATCCACGATGTCTTCGCCGATTGATACTCGGCGGCGGTGCAGCCTCGCACGATGCCGGCGCTTCGCCCCAGCCGTTGCTTGGCGAGCCGGGCGACCAAATCCCGCGCCTGCATTTCAAGGGAAACGATCATGGCCTTGCCGCCGCCTCGCACAACTGAGTCGGCCATCTGGATTGCGAGCGCCGTCTTCCCGACGCCCGGCCGGCCTGCAATCACGCACACCTCGCCGCCTCGGATCTTCCCGAAATACTCGTCGCAGTGCGGCAATCCAGTCCCGACGACCCCGGCCTCCTTGCCGTGCATCTCGTCGTGGATGTATTCGTCCACGATTGCCGAAAGGCTCTTGGTCGCGCCTTGGATCGAAACCGCCAGCTCAGCCTCATGGATCGCTTTGCGTGCGGCCGACCAGTCCTCTTCCCACTCGCCGCCCTCGCGTGGCGTGACGGCGCCGAGCGCTTGAGCGAGCTTGGTGACGGCCTTGCGGCGCTTGTTCGCGTCGATGACTTCGATCGTCAGCTGCTTCGCAAAGATCGATGTCGGCTCAAGCGCGGCGATCTCCGCCAGTTGGCCCATGCTCTCGGCATCGATGGCCGAACCAAAAGCGCGTCGCCCGACTTTGAAGACGTGCGTGTCCCTGTCCTCGGTCGCGGTCTGCACGAGCGCCTGCCAGATAATTCCAAGCATCGGGTCCGCGAAGGTCTCGGCGCTGATGCCGTGGTTGACTGCAGCGGCCACGGTCTGCACGCCGCCGGCCATGCACGCCGCGATCAGCCGGCGCTCTGCGGGCGATGGATCAGGAGCGGTCGATGACGCTTTCATGCGCTCGGCTTCCTTTCGCAGCGTCCATCGGCTTTTCGATGCGATTGAGCCAAGCCACGAATCGGCGCCGGCTCGGCATCTTGCGGTTCACGCTGCACCACGTCTGCATCTTGGAATACTCGCGGCGAACGTCCATCAGGTTGTAAGCCGGCAGGATCTCAAGTTCCTTCAGCCAATCTTCGTCGCTGATCGCGGAAACCTCCGCGACATCCTTTCCCTCCTTCTCTTTCTTTTCTATTACTCTTTCTATTACTATTACGTTGGGTTCCTGCTTGGGTTCTGCTTGGGTTCTGCTTGGGTTATGCTTCGCTCCGTTGGCCTTCGATGCCTCAATCTTTGCTTGGGTTCGTGCTTGGCCTCCCTTGCGACCAGCCTCGCGCTTGCGTTTGATTTCGTCCTCCAAGTCAGACGGATAACCCCAGACTCGAAGATCGTCGTCTTGCCAACCCATGAGGCTTTGCGCCCCGTCGATTTCCTCACGCGTTACGCCGCAGACCTGTTGCCACTGTCGATCTTTCCACGTCTTGCAGCCGGCGATGAGTCCGCCGTTTTCTTGCTCGTAGCAATAGCCGAGCACGGCCACCCATGTCCCGCGAGCCGTTGGGTCGGAGCCGATAAATTGCGGAGCGCGAAGGTCCGACGTTTTGATATTGATCCAATTCATAAAAAAAACCCGCCCAGCTTTTGCGGTAGAAATTGGCACACGATGCGCCTCGCAAAAACTGAACGGGTAAATTGTTGGTTGATAATCATCGCACTTCGGCTTTCTACGGCCTGCTCCTTGTTTACGCTTTGCGCTCGCCGGGTAAAGGCAAATCTACGTCGCCGCCTCCACCCCGAATCGCTCCACGCTCACATAGACCCCAATCCTCGCGTCGGTTATGGCCCAGAACTTGTCAACGCGTAGTAGTGCGACCTGCGAATCATCCCGCCAAATCCGCCCGCTCCGCGTGATGCGGTCGAGCACCAGCTTGGCAAGATTGTCCGCGTCCGGCTTGCTGACGTGGCAAATGGGTGCGCTGGCTTTGACGTGTCCGCCCTTGCCATAGTGCGACTTCGGCCGCCGGAAAAAGAACGTCAGCTTGCACTCGAACGCTCCGACCGGATCGAGTGCCCCCGCCGCCTTTAGCTCGCGCTCAATCCCGATGTCCACCGCCCGCTTCCACGCGTCGGCCACGTCGCTGTCATACATCCGCGCAACGTGCTTTGCGCCCATCTTGCGGGCGAAGGCTCGCGCTCGGGGTTGGCCTTTCGGGTCGCCGTAAATGAAGGTGTTCATTTGTCATCCTCCCACTTGCCAATTGTGCGAAGGAAAGCCTCTGCGCGTTGGGCGGCGGTGGCGAACACTAGTGCCCCTAATCGCTCCGTGCCGCACGCTATAGCGAGGCACTCAATATATTTGGCGTAACCAACTCGTTGGATAGCCTCGCACGCCTCCGCCTCGTGCATGGCGTTGAGGTCGGTGAGGTAGTCGGGGATTATTATCCTGTTCCATTCGTAATGGATAAATTCAGGCGGAATTCCGGTAAGTCCTGACCAATAACTTATTGAGCGGGACTCAATATCCACGCTCTCGTGATTGGTGTCTTTTATATCTTTCCAGCCACACGCTTCCGCGATGGCGATACGTTGTTTTTCTTTGTTCATACTGTCCTCCCCATTCGCCTAACCAGCAGATGGTCCCGCTCGGCCTGAGTGATGCGATGCAGCGCCAAGCTCAGTCGCCGCGCCCGTGCGTGAACATTGCTCAGCGTTGCGCCGCGCAGGTTTCTTACGATCTCTCTCGGTGACTGCATTTCGAGCAGCCGCCGGTCGATCTCAGAATTCGTTTTTTGGTGCTGTGATTTTGATCTTACCATATTGTGCCTTTCGTTTCTTGAACCGTCCGAGCTTGTCTCGTCCGGCCTGTGTTTTGCGTTCGTTTGCTAGGTAGTTCTCGACCCATTGCTCGTCGCGGCCTTTGCGTCTGCCGACCAAGTGCCCGGCGTAATAAAAGAAAGGACCGCTGGCAAGAATCCCGAACGTTGCAAGGAGCAGCATTTGTTCGTTCATGTTTCGCGGGTGATGCCGATGAGAGTCACGAGCCAATCTACTTCGGTCTCAAGTTCGTCCGCCGTGATCAAAGCCTGTTCGAGCGTGCAGAACTTTACTACGCTGATGGAGTGCCCCGGTGCGCTGAGCGTGATGCGCCAGTTGTATTTAAGGTTCGATTTCATTTCGCATACCACGCTGGCAGTTTCAGTTCGTGAATCGTCGGCTCGATGTTCGGCCAGTCGTTCGTTTCAAGGCTGCGCTTAAGCCGCACGAGGTCCGCGATGTTCTCGTCCTGCCCTCGCGCAATCGCGTCGTCCGAGAGCGTGTAAACCGCGACGCCGAACGGCTCCACCTTCTCTACGGCAACGTAGAAAATCCGCGAGACCGGCCGCTCATAGATTTCATTGATCAGCGGCAGATAGAATCCCGCTTGCCGGTGATAGCCGTAGGAGAACGCTGCACGCTCGAAGTTTCGAAACGCGTCGCTATCCAAGCTCTCGACCGTCTTGAGGTCCAGCGCGTAGGGTTCGCCGTTGGTGACTTCGCAGCCGAACGAGCTGAACCAGTCCGTCCGGCATTGCAACGCGCCCAAAGCGTTCGGCTGTTCCTTGCGCCACGTCATCTCGGCGTGGCCGTCATAGAGCAACTGCGACGCAATCGGATGCGCCGCCACCGCCTCGCGCATCGCCACGACCTGCGCCATCTCGTCGGCGTCGAGCAATGTCTTGCCCGCGTGCTGTGCCGAGAACTCGGCGAACTGGATCTTGCCCTCCTTCGTGCGCCGGTCGCAGTCGGGTCGCAGGATGTAGCGCTTGGCGAATTCCTTTTCCTCCAAGATCGCGCAGTGAACCGCCGAGCCGAGGCGAAACGCGCTTGTCTCTTCCGGTGGTGGCAAGGTCTTCGCCACGTATTTCTTGAAGTAGAGCGCCGGCCGCCTGCGGTAGCACTCCAGCTTTGAATGACTGATCGCCGGGTTGGCGTGGTATTGTTCGATGGTCTCGGCGCTCATTTGGTAGCCTCCTTCCGCGCTAAGAGCATGGCGTCGGCTTGCTCATAAGACCATACTGCCAGTTTTTCGGGGGCTTCCGTAGAAAGTTCGTCCGTCGAACAAAGTCCCGCCAACGCCTGCCCCGCGAAGTAGTCGCGTATGCTTATGCCTGTTTGCATTGTCCC